CAATCAGATCGGGTTGATCGGTCGCCTCGACACCGATGGGATGCCGACTCTAGAAGAGGCTTTTGTTCGGGTCCGGCTGGCCTAAGTCCATCGCAGCAACGCATTGATGGTTGCACCAAGAAGGAAAAACGAAATGAACCTTTCTACCGATGTGAAAATTACCAAAGTGTTGGCGAGCCAGATCGCCGGCACCACCGCTGTTAACACGGGCATTGTCGATATGCAAGGTTATGAAGGCGTCGTCTTTCTGGCCGCCATTGCGACGGCCGCCGCCAACAATGGCCTGAAAGCCCAGCAAGGGCAGATCGCCAACATGAGCGATGCCGCCGACCTGGCGGGGTCCCAGGTGAACAGCAATGGCACCCAAACGGACATTGTTCTTGACATCTACCGCCCGCGGGAACGATATGTTCGTGGCGTGGTGGTGCGCGGCACCAGCACTGTGATTGATGCGGTTTGGGCCATTCAGTATATCGCCGGCAAGAAACCGATCAACAACATCACCGCGGCGCAGGCCGCCGAGATTTGGGCATCGCCGGCAGAGGGCACGGCCTAAAATGAAAATGGAACGCGTGACAGGGGTGCGAACTAGCGCTGGAGCTGGATCTGCGGTGATTCCGGCACCAAGTGCTAATCAGGAAGTCCAGATCTATTTCAGTCAGATTCAGGCGGAGAGCGAAACGCCTGTCACCGTTCTGCTGAAAGGGGGATCAGCTACCGTTGATCGCGTACGTTGCGCCCGTGACGGCGGTGGGAAAATGAGAGAATACACAGATCGCAACTGTATTTCGTGCGGAGCCGGCAACGCTGTTTTTGTCGATCTTAGCGCCGATGCACAGATCGGCTATGTCATCGAGTATCGAGTGATAGGTGTCGGGTGATAATCGGTTCTTGTCGGTCGAAGAAATAGGGCCGATAGGCGGGCTAGGGTTGATAGGAGGCGGCATGACACGACGAGATATTATTCGAGCAGAAATCAATAGCAACGCCGCTATGCAGGCGCTGGGCGACAATTACCCGGCGATTGCGGCGCTATTCAATGCGCGTCCACAGGTGACGAATCCAGCGCAGCAGCAGCAAGTGCCAAGGAGGCTAGGCATCCGCGACTTATTTGGGGCCATCACACCGGCAGAGGCGCGAGCGCTATATATGATTCCCGGTTTTCGCGACGATGTGCAGACGGCGGCGGAAGCAGGCGACCGGGTAGCGCTACAAATGTACGTGGCGATTGCAGCGCCAGATTTGAGCCAGCAGAGCATTGCCGCATTGACGGCGCTTATGCAGGCGACCGAGGCAGATCCGACCTGGACGGCGACGATTGCCGGGGATAGCATCGCTATGACGCTAGGCGTTGCGCCGGTGAGTGCCGCCGATGTGCAGGAGGCGCTGAATTGATGTTGCTAGGTAATGGATTTTTGCCGATGTTTTCGGCAGGTAACGCGTTCAGGCTGACGGGCGCAACCTGGGCGCTTGACGGCAGCGGGCGGGCGTACAACACGCCGACGCTGGGGGCGGAGTTGCTGACGAATGGGACAATGGAGGCTGATGCGAATTGGTCGAACTCTGCATCGCCTATCCTCAACGAGCGTAGCTCTGAACAGGCACGAACCGGCACATATAGTAGAAAAATCACGGGGAACGCCAGCGCCGAAGCTGGGGCTACGCAAAGTATTGTGTCTCCTGCTGGAACTTGGGTAAGTGCGTCTTTTTGGTATCGTCGGATTAACGGGTATGGGTACGTGTCATTAGGTGGTATGCCCGTGGTTGTGTTAAATACCACCAACACCTGGGTTGAGGCATTTAGAACTTTTCGGCAGACCAGTACAAATCCTAGTGTTCGATTGCTCTGCGAGGCCGCACTTGGCGGGTATTGGGATGACGCAACAGTGAAGGCCATCTTGCTCCCCACCACCCTTGCCACTATCACCGGCAGCGCCCCCACCCAGACCGCCGCGGCCAAAATTCACACGCTGACCACCGGCACACAAGCGGGTGTTGTGTCGTTGCTCGATAGCGCCAGCAATCCGCAAAATTTTTTGCTGGCTTATCACGATGGTACAAATGTACGCCTTGACAAATGTGTGGCCGGCGTCTACACCAACCTGATTACGACTGCGGTGGCGTTTACTGGCGGCGCTCAAATCGAAATCAGGCGGCCATCCGGCAACACCTTTCAACTTTGGTACAACGGCATCCAGCGCGGTGTCGATCAGACGGTGAGCGACGCCAGCATCATTAGCAACACGATATACGGATTATTCAGCACGTTCAGCGGCAACCTGTTTAGCGAGTTTAGTCTTGGCGACGTGGTGATTCCGTTCGGCTTTTAATTTTCGACTGACAAGAAACGCTTGTCGGTCGAATTGGAGAAAGGAAATGGTTATGTTCATTCGCATGAAAAAGGCGGCAGCGGGGCCGACGATCAACTGGCCGATTGGCAGTGTGCAGGCGGTTGATGATGAGACCGGGCAGGCGCTATTGGCCGATGGCGCCGCCGAACGCGTTGATTCGCCGACTATCGTCGAAACACCGGCGGATGATGGCGCCGCTGCGACCAGTAATCCGCCGGATGATGGCGCCGTTGTGGCAAAGCCCAAGGGGAAGAAAGCGTGATTCTCAGAGTAACATGGCCGCGACGACAGTTACATAGGGGCAGACATGCAAACAGGGCGACTACGAAACTTGCTCACCATCCAAGCGCAGACGGTGGCGCGCAATGAGTTCAACGAAGAGATTATCACCTTCGCTCCGTGGGGCAAGGCGTGGGGCGAAGTCAAGCCGGTGGGCGCCAGCGAACGCATGATTACGGGCGCCGACCAGGTGCAGGCGGCAGTTGATCATACGATCACCATCCGCTTTACGCCGGGCATTACGGTCAAAATGCGCATTGCCGCCTATGATGGCCGCACCTTTGAAGTTGAGGGCATCACCGATCCCGACGGGCGACAGCAACGCCTACGGCTATCGTGTCGTGAGGTGCAAACCAATTTCGGTAGAGAGAGCAACAACATGGATCAACTATTGTATTACTCCCAGCGGGGTCAAACGCTGCGCTATGCCGTCGCTGGTGATGTTGCCATTACCCTCCCCAAAATCGAGCCACAGCAAAACCTTGCCTATACCATCGCGGCAACAACCGGGCCGGGGCACATCACCATCACGGACCCTGACGGCTATCTCATCAACGGCCTGCCGCTGCTGACGCTCACCGCTGGCCAATGGGCCAACATCTGGGCGGTAGTTGATGATCCCGCCAGCGGGTACGCCTGGTACGCGCTGATTGGCGGTGATGGCGCCAGTGAGCAAATCACGCCCGAGCAATTTGGCGCCATCGGCGACGGCTCTAGCCACCCGCTGAGTAACTACTTCGGCACCCTGGCGGCGGCTCAGGTGGTCTACCCCCACGCAACCAGCCTGACCAATGAGCTGGATTGGGCGGCGATCCAGGCGGCGATCAACGCGGCCAAAGCGCTCAATGGCTGTGTTTCGTTAGGGATGGGCAAAGATTACATCATCGGCAATAAATCGCTTTTCTGTGGTCGGGCGACGCACACCGCCAAAAATTTGTATGGCCTATTTGGCAACAACGCCCGGATCACCGGCAAAGGCGCCGGCAACGTGCTGATCGACTGGATCGGGGCGCTCTTCTACACCATGAGTGACATTCGGCTCTATGGCGACCCAGCCGATCCGCCCGAAATCGGAATACTGCAAGCGCGCCTTGACCCAAGCGTCACGGGTGGCGTAGTGCGCAGCAGCGGCCAAAGCCGGATCAGCATGATCACGGCTCAAGGTCATTATCGCTACGCGACAGTGCTGAATCACCACACGGAAACCAACTATTGGGAACGTTGCTATCTCTCGAACTGGGAACCCACGGCGCTTTGGTGCTTCAACCAAACCCGCATGAATCCAGACGCCAAAACCAGCCCTAACGCGCTGATTCACCAGGGGCCAACGTTTTCGACCAACACCAACAATTATTTCGACTGCTGCAACTTCCAACGGCTCGGCGGCGGCTCGGCCAATGGCGCCACCTTCCGGTTAGGCTCCTGTACCCATACCGCTTTTGTGGGTTGTTTGTTTGATCATGAAGTGGCGGCGGGTGGTGGCCTGATCCGCATCACGCAGGAGTTGGACGGCGGCGGCAGTAACCGGGTGAGCATTCGCAACTCGACCCTACATTCGATCTATGACTACGGCGTCATCTTTGACAATGGCGGCTCGGTTGATGAATTTGAATTTGTGAGCAATCGCTGTTACGCCAGCAGCTTGGCGGACATCTACGCCATTGGCGACGCGCTACGACTGGATAGTCCGACGATTCACGCCAACGTGATCGACCTGTCGCAAGTGAATTCCTACATCCGCGACGGCGGCGACATTAAAATCTGCAACAGCGTGCGCGCCGGTAGACTCGCGGTGACAAAAGACATCACTTGCCGCATCACAGCGCGCACAACCGATATTCTACAGCTTACCGGCAACGCCACACAGCAAAAGCACTTTATGTTCTGGGTAGACGAACCAACGTTCGGCCTTGGGGACTACAGAGTTTTGAACGAGCGGCAAACCGGCTGGGGAACCCCAGCGGGAACGTTGACGCGCGCAGCGTTCGATCCGACCACGGTGACGACTGCCCAGTTAGCAGAGCGGGTAAACGCGCTGATCGCCGATCTGCGCACGCATGGGCTGATTGGCTCATAGGGGGGAAGGGTGATACTCAAAGTTAAAACGCTGCCGGCGATGGAACCGGTGAGCCTGGCGGAAATAAAGGCGCATTTGCGCGTCATCGGCACCGACGAAGATGGCACGATCAGCGCCTATCTACAGACCGCGCATGAGATGTGCGAGTTGGAGAGCCGACGCGCCTTTATTACACAAACCCTGACGTTGAGCCTTGAGATGTGGCCGATCTACGACAGGATTTTATTACCGCGTCCGCCGCTCCAGAGCATCACCAGCGTAACCTATGTTGATTACGCCAACGTTACGCACACCCTGCCCGCGAGCGACTACCTCGCGGACACCAGCAGCGAACCGGGCCGGCTGATCCTGGCCTATGACAAGTCTTGGCCTACGGCCACGTTGCGCCCTGGGCCGGCGATCACGATCACCTTTGTTGCCGGCTACGGCAACGCCGCCGCCGTCCCGGCGCGCTACAAACAGGCGATACGGCTGCTCACTGGCCATTTTTACGAAAACCGTGAGCAAGTGGTGGCTACGCCAGGCGTTACCGTTGCTCAGATGCCCGATGCCGTGCGCTCCTTGCTGCATATTGATAGAGGATGGTGGTAAAAAATGAAATTTACAGGCACGATAGCAACAATTGCAGAATGGGACAACGTCGCGGGCTTTATCACGCTGGCGCAGGTTCGCGACATCAGCGGGCCGCCCAACAGCAGCGACGTGATCGACATGACGACGCGTGATTCGGCCAATCAGTATGACGAATTGTTGGCCGGGCTGCGCGACTACGGCGAAGTTACGTTCGACCTTGTTTATGATCCCAAGCTGCCTAGTCACGCCACTCTGTTGACCTTGGCACAGGCGGGGAGCAATGAACTTTGGCGCCTGGTTTGGGGTAATAATGATGTGCGCGTTGTGCAGGGATTTGTCACCGCCTTTACCCCAAAGGAGCCGATGAACGACGCGCTGACTGCGGATCTCACCGTGCGGGCGATGTATTATCCGAATGGGGTCACCTGGACGGCGCGCACCAGCGCAGCCGATAACAGTTGGCAGAGCGTGGCATTTGGCAATGGCCTCTTTGTCGCGGTGGGCTTTTCGGGCGTGGGCAACCGGGTGATGACCTCGCCCGATGGCATTACCTGGACGGCCCGCACGAGCGCCGCCGATAACAGTTGGCAGAGTGTCTGTTTCGGCAATGGCATCTTTGTGGCCGTGGCCAATACCGGCACGGGCAACCGGGTGATGACCTCGCCCGATGGCATTACCTGGACAGCCCGCGCGAGCGCCGCCGATAACAGTTGGTCGAGCGTGGCATTTGGCAATGGCCTCTTTGTGGCCGTGGCCAGCACTGGCACGAGCAACCGGGTGAT